CCTGCTCCGTGACGCGGCGCGGATCGGATACGACCGCCAGACCGAGGCGTCCGGCCTCCCGCAGATATTCCGCCTGCTCCTCGAGCACGGCGCGCCAGTCGTAACCGCGCTTCGCCGCCATTTCTGGCGCCGAGACAAAGCCCGCACGCACCTCGAGCAGATCGGCCTGCGCGTCCTGCCAGGGATTGACGCTTTCAAACCGCGGCGGCGACCACTCCGCCGGAACGTCCGCGGTCGGAATGAGCCCCGCCGTATAAGCCGCCTCGATGAACCAGCCCCAGATACGATCGAGCAGCATCGGGATGACCGTCTGCCACTGCACCTGCTCGACCATCCGGCGGAACTCGTTGAGCCCGGCCCGGCTCGAGCTGAAATTCGCCTGTGACAGGTCGCCGGTCATCAGTGCATAAGGCACCCGGAAACCCGCCGCGATGATGTGCATCTGCACGAGGTTCCACTCGCGGATGCCCGGCGTGGAGGCGGGCTGGTGGAACTTGATGTCCTTGCCGCCCCGCGCGTATGCGATAAGGCCCGGCTCGAACTGCTCGATGCGCCGCCCGGCACTATCCACCATCTGCGGCGTGACGCCCATCTGCTCCTCGTCGTCGCCGATCACGACGCCGACCAGGCACGCCTCCGTCTTTTTGCGGACCATCTCGGCGACCTGCCAGTCCGCCAGATCCCGGAGCGCCGTCATTGCCGGCGCGCCCCACGGAACGCCACGCGACTGCACGCGCTGGCGCTCGAAAAGATGCGCAACCATGTCCGCCGGCACGCGGACCGATTCATTCCGCGGCGAGAGCATGAGCAGCCGGTCGCCGGGATGCTCCGGGAACATCCAGTAGGCAACCCGCTTGCCGCTGGCGTCGTACTCGATCCCCTGCTTGATCCGCCGGCCGCTCGTCTCCTCGAGCCACTTCGAGTCGTCGAGGTGATCGGCCTCCCGGATCTCGATCTGGAGCGGCACGCCGCCAGCGGCCTCGGCCGCCCGCAACGGCCGCCGCACCGCGAAAACCTCGCCGCCCTCGATCATTTCCCGGACGGCAAGCACCTGCAGCCCGTAGAAATCCGTATGCCCATGGGCATCGCAGCGGCGCGACCAGCGCTCGAACAGCTTGTCCACCCGCCTGTTCAGCGCCTTGTTGCCGGACGCGGCCCGCGGGCGGATGCCATAGCCGACGATATTGTTGACGAGCACCTGCACCGCCTGGGCGGCCAGCGCGTTGTTGCGCACGAGATCCCGCATGCGGTCGCGCAGGACGGCCCCAGCGGCCGCGATCTCGGCATCCGCCGCCGTGCTCGCGGTGCGCCAGCCATCCGTGAGACGCCCACGATCCGCCCCCTCATAGGCCCGGCGGAGATTGGCGATCGCCACGCGCGCAGCATAACGGCGCGCCGCCACGCGCGGCGCGACAGACGCCAGGGCACGATCCATCAGCCCCCAGCGGATCCCGCCGGAGGATTTGGCTGCAGCCTTCGCCATCGTGGATCAGCCCCTCGAAAACCGGACGTAGCCCGCCATCGGGCGCTTGTCCTTGCCACCTTCCGCAGCGGCCAGCTCCGCCTCGATGGTGGCGATGATTTCCTTCATTTCCCTGAGCGACCGATAGGTGACCCGCTTCCCGTCATAGTCGACGGTGAGCGTGCCGGAGGCAAAAGCCTCCTTGATCGCATTCAGCTGCGCTTGCGTGTACGCCATCAGAACCAGCTCCCTCTCGGCCTGCTGCCGAACCAGGACGAATCCCGGCGCGGCGCGGCTGGCGCCACCGGCCTGTTCGGCACGCCCGCGGGCAGCTCGTCCTTCCGGCCGGCATCAATCTGCGCTTCCAATTCTTCCCACCGCCGGTCATCCCAGCGGTCGATCCCCATGAGCCAGGCGGCCGCCCGAGCGTAGACACGGCAGTCCAGCGCCTCGTTGCGCTCGCGGATCTTCTGCCATTCGAGCTTTTGGAAGCCCTGCCTGGTCTTGACCGTGACCAGCTGCTCGGCGGTCAGCTGCTTGAGCCATTCCGCCGTCACGCCGCCGCGCGGAATATGGATATATCCCGCCGGATAGCCCGAGCCCTCCGCCAGCTCCTCGTCGGTCGGGCGCGAGAGGCGAAGGAAGCGATACGTCTCCGATTTGAAAACCGCGCCCGACACGTTCCACAGCTGCACGCCGCGCTTGATCTTCCGCCCGCCCTCCGACACGTCGACGTAAGACGGGCCGTCCACCGGCATGGAGCGGTCGAAACCGCCGCGGCCCTTGACCGCGATCACCTGCCCGCGCCCCATGCGGCGAACCCAGCTGTAAATGGCGTCCGTATGCATGCCGTCGCCGGTGTCGACGGCAAGCCGCGCCAGCTGCAGCTCAGCCCCCGAGGCATGCGGCCACGTGCGCCCGAGCAGCTCCGTGAGATCCTGCCAGACTTCCGGCCGGGCCACGTCGCCATCGAGCACGATATGGTCGACCAGCCAGGACTCGAGGTTTCGGCCCCAGCCCCAGACGTCGACCTCGATGCGGTCCCGCTGCACGTCCGCGCCAGCGGTGAGCAGCAGCACGCCCTCGGGCGCCTGCCCCAGATTCCAGTCCTCCCGGCGCTCGTAGAGGCGCTCCCAATCCGGCGCCTCGCCCTTTTCCTGCCAGGTCTCGCCCAGGACCGTGTTTTTCAGCGTCTTGAGCGCCGCATCATTGCCCTGCGCCGCCTCCCACTGCCTGGCGATATCCTCCCAGGACAGCCAGCCGAGCGGAGAGTAGAGGCCCGAGATGTGAAAGCCGACCACGCCCGCCTTGCGGGCCGCGGCCACCACGTCCTCCGGCGCCGTGGCGATCCACTGCGCGCCGTTCGCCTCGTCCATCATCCACGTCTTGTGACGCTCGTGGATTTCCGCCTCGCAGTGCTCGCAGACGTAGCACACCGTCTCAGGCCGGCCCCATTCCCAGTGCAGCCGCTCGAATTTGAGCCACTGCAGCCCGCCGCAATGCGGGCAGGGCACGTGATAGCGCTGCTGGTCGCTCAACTCGAACTCCCGCTCGATCCGGGATAGCCCCTTTATCGTCGGCGTCGAGGCGAGAAAGATCTTCGCCCGATGCCCGAACGAGATGGTGCGGGCTTCCGCGAGACCTATCGGATCACCCTCCCCGTCGACGTCGCCGGGATACGCATCCACCTCGTCCAGAAACACCCAGCGCGCCGGCATGGAGCGCAGGCCCACCGCGCTATTTGCGCCGGTCAGCACCAGCTGCCCGCCCGGAAAGCGCTTTGCGAAAACCGTATTGCCGGAATCCCTCGAGCGCGACGGCCGCACCAGCGCCCGCAGCACCGGCGAATCCTCGATCAGCGGCTCGATGCGCTGCTGAGAGAGGCGCTTTGCCAGGTCGACGGTTGGCTGCACCGCCAAAAACGGCCCCGGCGCCCGATGCATGACGAACCCGACCCAGTTATTGCCCGCCTCCGTCGCGCCCACCTGCGCCGCCTTCATGAACACGACGCGCCGCGCCGGATGCGACGGCGAGAGCGCGTCCATGATGCCGCGCATGTATGGCGTCCGCGCCGTCCGATACGGGCCGGCCTCCGAGGCCCCGCGAGACGACAGGATCCGGTGCCGGTCAGCCCATTGAGAGACGGTGAGCGCCGGATCCGGAGCGAGACCCGCCAGCCATGCCCGGCGGATTTCCTCAGCGCCGTCATACTCAACGAAGCTCAATCTTGACCTCGGCCAACTCCGCGAGGTGCTGGCGAAGATACTTGTCCAGCACCTGCTCCATGGCGTGAGCGTCGACGCCCAGCTCTGCCGCCATATTCGCCGCCACACGAGGCGGCCAATTCAGCCACGAATCCCGCTCGCGGCGCGCCAGGTCGAACACATGCGCCGTCGCCTTGGCGCGGTCGACCAGCTCGCCCTTCATCTTCTGCAGCCGGACCCGCGCCGTCTGCGCTTTCAGGATCTCGTTTGCCATCCGCGCACGGAGAAACGAGACCTGCCCGCCGCCGCCGTCGCCGGGCACCTCGCCAGTGTCCCGGAGCGTGTCATTGACGGCATCGATGGCCGCCTGCGGAACCGGCTTCATCGCCGGCTGCGGCTTTGCCTCCTCTGCGGCTTCCGCCGTTCCGCCAGCATCCGCCTCGAGCCCGAGCTGCCTGGCATGCTTGCCGCGCTGCTTCGCCGGATCCGTATGCGCATCCCACTGCGCATCCGCCTTGACGGGATCGATGGTCCCGTCCGGCTCGAGCGTGATGCGCCCCGTGGCGATCGCCTTTCGCACCGCCGCCTCAGAGACGCCACGGTGCGCCGCATATGCCCGCCGTGACAGCCCCATAAGCGACCCTCAGACCCCCCGAGTTAACCGGTCAAAACCCTGATTTTCCTCGCATTTTTGCGATTTTTCACTTGCTTTCATCGCAAATCTGCGATACAAATGTACCAGCAACAAGGGAGACGCCAACATGACCCGCGACATTCACAGCCTCACCGACCTGATGACCGAAGCCGCGAACGCCCTGATCCAGCGCGACCCGCACCGGCTCGAGCAGCTCGAGACCATCGCCAGCAACTGGATGCAGGCCGACAGCGAGCAGCAGGCACAAACCAAGCTCCTGCGCGCGATGATCGAAGCGGCCTACCTCCTCGCCGACGAGCCCAGCGAGCTCGAAGTCGACGACGCAGCCTGACCCTCGAACCCGAAGCCGGCGGCGCACCAAGTGCCGCCGGGACCCGAACCCCACGGAGACACCGACATGACCAACGCCACGATCCTCGAAACCCGCAACGCCGCATGGGGCTTTTTCGGAACCATGACGCAGGCCGGACATGACGCCGAATACGCATGGAACGCAGCCAGCGCGGCCATTGCCGACGCGATCGGCGACCACGATAGCTACGCCGCCGCAGGCATCCGCGACTTCCTCGACAGCCGCCACGGCCGGCATTTCGCCGACACGGTCGCCGGGCTTATCCAGAGCGGGCTGTCCTTCGAGGTGGCCCTTTCCGAAGCAATCACCCAATGGCAGACTTGGCGGATCGACCGCCAGACCAGCCGCACCGAAGGAATCCCCGCCGGCCTGCCCTACCTCACCGGCTGGGTCCAGCACTTTGCCATCCTCGCCGACGAAGCGGCGGCGCACTAAGCGCCGCCAGCCCCGACACACAGGAGACCCCCATGCTTCAGGACATTTTCAGCCTCATCGCAGTGGTCCTCTTCACCGCCGCGGCCGCGCTGGTCGCCATCGGCCTCGCGCCGGCCCCGCTTCCGGTGTGACGCCATGACCGCCGACGAATTCAACAGAGCCACCATCGAGCTGGGCGGATCCCGCGCAGAGCTTTGCCGGCAGCTCGGACTTTCGCTCAACACCGGCACGGCCTACGCCATGGGCCGCGCCAAAATCCCGCGCTATATCGCCCTCGCGATCGCCGCGCTCCTGGCCGGGCTGCCGCCCTACGGCAGCGAGCCCGAGAAATCGGCACCCCGGCGTTAGCCGAGCAGATCCGAGAGATCCGCCAGCGAGAACGCCATATCCGCCATCTTCACCCGGCCCGCCTCCTTGCGGGCCGGTTTGATTCCGGGCTCCTTCTGCCGCTCGTCCTTCCGCGTCTCCGCCTCCTCTGGATTGGCGCGGTAGCGGTCATATACGGCCTGGATGATGGCCCGATTATCCTGCGTCTTGCCCGCTTCCTCCCAGAGCGCATCAAACCAGCGCTCGTAAAAGCCGGCCATTTCCTCGTCGACGTCGATGTCGAATTGCTCCGTCCGCAGGTTTTTGTTTAGGTTCATGCTCGACCGCATCACGGCAGCGCCGCGCTCGCCCGAGACAATAACCACCTTCGCATGCACCGCGCAGCAGCGAAACGCATCAAGCCCCAGCACCTCGATCAGCGGCCCGGCATATTTCGGCGACTTTTCAAACGTGCCCCGGTCCAGCAGGACCCGGATGTCCGTAATTCGACCCCTGACGCGGATATCCCGCGCCCGTTTCACGTCATAAATGCCGGTGGTCCAGGTCGAAATCCGGACCGCCGCCGGCCCCAGCTCGTCCACCATATGCTCCATGGCGTCGATCGCGGAGAATTGGCCGGCCGTGACGCCCGTCACCCGCACGCCAGGCTCGAGCCGCCCGATAACACGCGCCGCCGTTCCCGTCCGGCTTGCCACCTTGCGCACCTGGCCGGTGGCAAACCGCAGCGCCCGCGGCCGCTCCTTCACGGCCTAACCTCCGCAATGAGATGGCCGAGGCCGTCCACGTATGGCAGCACGCCATCCGACAGACCGAGCTCGCCGACATCCCGGCCGAGGCAATGCCTCCATTCCAGGCCGCGCGCCACCCGATCGACCACAGACACAGCACCGCGCACCTCGAGCGTCGGCACCGGGATGCCGAGAGCGCCGCAGATCGCCACGTCCCAGCGCTCCTGCAGCACCCCCAGATAACCGGAGCCCATCGCTATCTGCAGAGGCGATGGGATATCCCCGGTGGCGTATTCATGGTCGTCGTGATGGCGCGCCCAGAGCACCACCTCGTCGCCAAATCCCATCTCACGCGCGATCCGCCCACAGAGCTGCTGGTGCTCGTAGACCGTGATCGCGGCCGGATGCCCGGAGAACCGGCGGATTTCCCGCAGCCGGAAGCGCATGAACATCACATCCACGTCCTCCGGCCGCGGATTGGCTATGTCCGGCACCATGATTGAGCCGAGTAGCATCGCCGTCATGCCGCCTCCTTCCGCACCGCCGCGACCGCCTCGAATGTCCGGCCATCGCCCTCGAGGCGCGCCTCCTGGCCGGTGTACTCCTGCCAGCGGCGCACGATCACATCCACAAACTTCTCGTCGAGCTCCATAAGCCGCGCCTTGCGCCCCAGCGCATGGCAGGCAATCAGCGTCGAGCCCGAGCCGCCGAACGGATCGAGCACCAGGTCGCCGCGCTTCGTCGAATTCTCCAGCATCTGCTGGATGAGCCCGACCGGCTTCATCGTCGGATGGTCCGGATTGCGCGCCGGCCTGTCGTAGCGCAGCACCGTCTGGTCGTAGGTTTCGACCGACAGCTTATCGCCCGAGATCACGAGCACCTGGCCGGCCACGTCGACCTGCACGGTGCCGTCCGGCATAAAGCGCACCGGAGGCCGCTGCTCCTCGGACACAGTGGTCCGCGTCCGCCCGCCATACCACTTATGCGGAGCGCCCGGCTTCCAGCCGTACAAAATCGGCTCGTGGCGCCACTGGTAATCCGACCGCCCGAGCACCAGGCTCGGCTTCACCCAGATTAGGCACCCCGACAACTTGAAACCCGCGTCGCGGAAGGCCGCGCGGAAATTCAGGCCCTCCGTGTCCGCATGCGCCACATAGATGGGCGCGCCTTTCTTCATCACGTCCGCGGCGACCGAGAACGCGGTCACCAGAAACCGCCGGAACTCCCCGCTTTCCATGCGATCGTTTGCGACGGCGCCGGACTTTGCCCGCTTCCCGCCGTCCGCCCGATCAAGCATTTCATTCTTCGCGTGTACGTCCACGTTGTACGGCGGATCCGTCCAGCACGCGTCGACCAGCTCGCCAGCGCAGAGCTTCTGCATATCCTCGCGCGACGTCGAATCCCCGCACATCACGCGATGATCGCCGAGCAGCCACACCATGCCGCGCTCGCTAACCGGCTTGCGCGGCGCTTCCGGCACGTGGTCCGGATCGCCGAGCGACGGCAGCTCGCCCGGATCCTCGAGCCCGCCCAGAAGATCCTCCAGCTCCGTGTCCGAGAAGCCGAGCAGCTCGAGGTCGAAACCGTCCTCCTGCAGAGCCGCCAGCTCCTGCGCCAGCAGCTCCTCATCCCAGCCCGCGTTTTCCGCTATCTTGTTGTCGGCGATGACCAGAGCGCGCCGCTGGCGCTCCGTGAGGTGCCCGAGCACGATGACCGGCACCTTATCGAGCCCGAGGCGCTCCGCCGCCAGCAATCGGCCGTGGCCCGCGATAATGACGTTATCCGGGCCGATCAGCAGCGGATTTGTAAACCCGAATTCCTCGATAGAGGCCGCGATCTGAGCAATCTGCCAATCCGGATGCGTCCGCGCATTGCCGGCATAAGGCACCAGCTCGGCGACCGGCCGAAACTCGATTTTCAACGTGCTCCTCCACGATTGCGGCCGCCCTGGCGCTGGGGAGGAGGACAGCACCAGAGCGGCCTACCCTACGGCGCGCCCGTGGGATTGAGGCGAGGCAGGCGTGGGGATCCCTTGTCGATGCCCGGTCCCTCTTCCGGCCGAACGTCCCCTCCGGCCCCAGGCACCGGCCTGCCCCGATCTAGTCGCGGAGGCCGGAATCGAACCGGCGCGGCCGTGGTTATGAGCCACGGTGGGGAGCCAGCACCCTCTCCGCAAAAACCGTCCGCCCGCTGGGCAACAAAAAAGCCGAGATCTGACGATCCCGGCTCAACTTTCCCAGCCCAGCACCCAGCAGAAAGGCAAAATGCGAACCCGCGAACCCAAAGTGCGAACCTTGGGCGCGAACCCGAAAAAATCCAGTCACGCTAGAGATTTAAGGCGCCTCGCCCCCCCGCATACGCCGCCCGGGCCGGGAAGGACCCGAAGCCACCCGGGGGCCGGCGGGGCCGCGCCACTTCTCGCAGCGTGACCCTAAAATGCCCGATTTTCCCGCGTTTTGTCGCGCCCAAAGTTCGACGTTCCGAGCCATTAAAGCAACGTCCTCGCGCCGTCTTTTGCGGATTTCGCGGCGGACTTTGCGGCAATCATTTTCGCGCCGCTTTCCGAGCGGGCCGATTTCCCTTGCTTGTTCAATCGGTTAGCGATGGTCGCCAGCGCGGCGACCCAGCGCCGCCAAGCGGTCTGCCGAACGCATCCGACGCGAATGGCGATCTGCCGCCAGCGCCAGCCCTCCGCGCGCAGCCAGACAATCCGAGCATCTTCCGGATCCGAAAGCCAGCGCAGCCATTCCAGGCATTCCTCCATCCGCCTGATGGCCTGCGGGCTCGGCACGACGCGGATGCGAGCATCGTCCCAGCCGTATGCCAGATTAGGATCGTGCCGGTATTCCGGCCATCCAGATCGATATCCGCGCGGCGTCGAGCCCGGCGGATTCGGCAACCGCCGCAGCGTTCTGGCAGCCTCCTCGAAGCGCTCCTCGACCATTTTTAGCGTGACCCGTTCCATCGCCCCTTTCACCCCTTTTTCGAGAGCCCAATTCCGCTACGCCCGAACCGCCTCCGGCGGTCGCACGAGACCCGGAAACCTCCGGGCCAGATCAGCGACGACCGCTGCACGTTCTTCGATGCTGAGAGGCGGCATTTCCACAGGCGCGGCCGGCCTCGCGCGCGCCCGCGCGATTACAGGTTCTTTTTTTACTGGTTCTTTTACTGGTTCATCTCCACCCAGGTGGAGATGGTTTAGGCCCCGATTTGGAGATGGTTTAGCCCGCGATTTGGAGATGGATGCCGATTTTTTCCCCTCGGCTTCCACATCCGGATCACAGGATTTCCGGGCGTTTTCACCATCTCCATTTTGTGGAGGTGGTGCTTTCGTCAGATCGACGTCGCAGCCCAGAATGTAGTAGGTCGGGCCGCGCGTTCCGTCCGCATTTCGTGTCCGCCGCCTACGGATGAGGTTAGCCCGCTCGAGCGCATTCAGCGCGTTATTCAAACCGCCGTTCGACAGGCCTGTCGCCTCGCGAAGTTTCTCCTGGCTCGGAAAGCACGCAGTCTCGGGATCACGCTGGGAATTATGCGCGTCGCAGAGGTGGAAAAGGACGCGGAACGCGCTGGCGCTTATTGCTTTCGCTGGGATGGTTGCCAGCCAGTGGGACGCTTTGTGGCTCATAGCATAGAGATCCCCACCCTACGTTTTCGGTTACTCCGAAAGGCGTAGGCGACTCCCTCCATGGCGGCATGGCGGGCCATGGCGTCCGGCTGCACGCCACCCCGCCGTTTGCGGATTGTTCCGAGCGGAAATGCCTTTTCAGGCGGGATTGCAGATCGGCTCCAGCACCAGGTCAACGCGGCCGCGCGGATCCCGCTCGCCTCGAGCGAGCACCAGCTGCCAGCGCGCGTCGTTGATGCCGATGACGTCCGCGACGCCATCGAGCCCCGACTTTATCGCGGCGAGCATGTTGTCCATATCCCGGTGCCGACCGTCCGGCGGATGGAAGGTAATGCGGACGATGAGCGCCTGCGCCTCGATGCGACGCACGCCGGCCACGATGGTCGCCCAGGCGCAATCCGCCCGATACTTCCTGCGCTTGCCGACGACCGCCAGCCGGTGCTTGCGGTCGTTCGGCGAAAGTCCTCGCGGCGGCCATGGCAGCGATATGGCGTAAGTCCTGCCAGTCATGCGAACAGATCGCCCTCCACGAGCCGCTCCCCGTCCGTGCGATCCATGAAGCGAAATGCGGGCTCCGCGCCGATCCAGTCCCGATCCCAGACGAACCATGCGTGCTGATGCGGCGGCGACTTCTCGCCCGAGAAATCCAGCCGCCAACGGAGCAGATAGCAGTAGGAAAACGGATGCCGATCGAGGATGCGGCCGAGGCCGGCCGCCGCCGGCCACTGCCAATTGAGCAGCAGCGCGCAATAGCGCCAGCCGGGCATGGCGAGCGTATGCTCGAGCCAGCGCCAGCGGCCGTGGCTGTTGATTTCCGCATAGGGAGGATTCGTGACGATGGCCGGTGCCGGCGCGCGGTCGAAATCGTAGAAATCGCGGACCTCGACGCCAGGGCATCCGTGGTCGGCGATATCCGACACGATGCACGGCACGCCGAAAGCCTCGATTTCCCGCGCCATATGGCCTAAGCCGGCCGCTGGCTCCCAGACGGCACCGAGATATCGGATCCGCGCGCCATCCCGGGCCAGCAGGCCGCGAATAGCCCGCAGATCAGTCGTCGGATAAAAATCCAGAGCATTCCGCTCGGATTGCCCCGCTTTCCCGCCTGTCAGCCCCGCCTGTGCGTTTTCTTGCGTCGCCAAGGTGAGAGAGCCGGAAATTATTTCTGCGCGTCCACGGCCCTGTCTGGCCCGAAAAAACGCCTTTGCGCTGGGCGGCGTTTTCATTCGCTCCGCCCCAGCGCATCGTCATACGCATGGAGCGCCCGAGCCAGCTGCTCGGCCGCCCTCATCGTACCCGGGGAAAGAATGCCGCCATTGCCGCCGACAAGACGGCCGCCAACGATGGACCCGCGACCGTCGACCATGACGCGCTCGAGCAGATCCCGAGCCCGAGCTATCACCGCCGCCGCGGCGTCCGGAAAATCCTGCATCGCTCGCCCGCCCCGCCGACCGTCAGGCCCCGCCCCCGTCGATTTCCGCCAGCGCAGCGGCACGGGCCGCGTTCAGCTCCGCCATGGCCTCATCCGAGCCGCCGGGCATATCCGGATGCCGCTCGCGCGCCAGGCGCCGATATTCCGCCTCGATGAAATCCCGCATGGCCGCCTCGTTCGTGATGGCGCCATGCACGCCGAATACCTCGCGCCACGGCCGCGGCTTTGCCTCGCCCGCCGGAGGCGGAAGCGCCATGAAACCGCGAAAGCCAGCGCGGACGATGTGGAGCCCGCCATAGCGCATCTCCTGCCGGCGGCCCTCGAGAATCATGTAGACGGCGCGCAGGTTTGCCGCGACGTCCGTATAGCGGTCGATGGCAATGCAGCGCTGGGCGCCGTCCCAATCGAAATAGACCGCAACGCCCGGATCAGACGGATGGCTGTCCCCGAGCGTCACATTCGACGAAATCACCAGATTGCGGATCGGCATTCCCGTGTCGCGGCCGAACAGCCGGAGCGAGTCCTGCAGATCGGATACGGCGCGCGACATGGACACCCGAAACGGCGATTTCGTGCGCAGCTTTGTCCTGGGCAGCCCTTCCGGCCACGCCAGCGGATAAGCATGCGGCGTCGTCATCCCGACATTGCTCCTATTGCCTTTAGAAGCAGGCGGACGATCTCGACGGTGCCAACGCCGGTGGCGAGCAGCAGATAAAACCCCAGCAGAGCCCACCAGCGGTCGCGCTTCCGAACGCGTCGGGCCGCGCGGCCTGCCACCTCAAAGCCGGCGACGATGCCCGCCCGCTGCAGAGCGAGCACGGCGCGCACATCGTCGGCGTTGCCCAGCGCCACCAGCTGCTTGCACGCCGCGACGATCTCCGGCCCGCTGTAGAGATCCGGATGCGCCACGACCTCACGGGCATGGCGGAGATCCGACCGCGGAAAATCAACCACGTTGCCCCCCATGACTGCGCCCGTCACCTTTTGCCCCCATTCGCGGCCCGCACGGCCCGCTCCTCCTGCTGGCGCAGCCATTCCTGCACCGCGCCGCGGCGATAGAGCACGCGCCGCCCGACGCGGACGCACGGCGGGCCGATCCGCCGCGTCTCCCAGCGCGCAAGCGTGTCGACGGAGAGCTTCAGCTCCCGCGCCAGCTCCTCGCGGCTCATCCAGTCATCGAGCAGACCACCGGGCTTTTCGTTCGCTGCGTTCATGCGTCCTCCGAAACGCGGCCATCCTGGCCGCCATCCGCGCCCGAGAATGCAATTCGCCGACCGCTGGCGTGATGGCGGGAGGTGGCACGGCTGCGCCGCCACTACGCCACCTTGCAAGGTCTGCACGCTGATTTTTTCCCGCAGTTACAGGGACTTAATTGTTTCCAATCTTGATTTAATCCGCATTCAGTGGCATTAGTCCGCATACGGATTAATTGCATGGGCAACTAATGGGACGAATCTGGCCCGTGGCACCCGCCCAGATGAAACAGGAGGAATAAATGGGTCTGCCGCCGCGCTACGCTTATCCGCTTTACGAAGTGGCGCTTCGCTGGGGATGCACGATTACGGATCTGGCCGAATGGGCAACCATGGGCCAATTCGATCTCGTGACGGGAGTTCCTCGCATCTGCAGCGACGGCAAGCCGGTGGCCGGCATGGTGGCGTTGAATGCAGCCGACATGCTGCCGATGTTCCGGCGCGATGGCAGCGGCCCCAGCGAGATCCGCGTCTTTCGCGTCCGGAAGCTCGACGCTCCGAGAGACGACTGGCTATTCATCTCCGAGCCCGCGGACGGCATCATTGTTCACCGGGCCGATATACTGATTACCGCCGCGGACGTGGCGCAATTCGAGGAATCCCACGAGCTGTCGCGCAAGCCCTCGAGCGCGGCCCCCACCTCGAAATACGACTGGGATGCGTTCTATGTCGCGGTGATCAAGCGCATTTACGAGCACGGCCTGCCCGATACGCAGGCCGAATTCGTGGCCGAATTCCAGGAATGGTTCTCCCGCCGCGATCCCAACGGCGAGATGCCGGACGAGCGAACCGTCCGGCGCCGCATCAATCCGATATGGCGCGCCCTGCGCGACTCGCAGGCGACATGATCACCCAACGACGCGCAGCCGCGGTTTCACCACCTCGGCTACCGTGTTGACCTTGGAGCGCAGCGGCTGGTCGACCAGATGCGCATAGCGCTCTGTGGTCTTGCTCTGCGTATGCCCAAGCAGCTTGCCGATCATGAGCAGAGAGGCGCCATCGCCCGCCACCAGCGAGGCGAAGGTGTGCCGCAGGTCGTGGATTCGGACCTGCCGCGGCAGACCCGCCTTTTTGCGGACCCGATCCCAGAACTTCCGCAGATCCTGCACCGGCTGGTCCTTGTCCTTGGCATCGCCCGGGAAAAGCCACGGACAGCCCGGCGGCACGGCCGCGCGCCGCTCCCGCACGATGGCCGCGACGTCCTGGGAGATCGGCCTCCGGTGCACCTTCCGCTGCTTGGTGTTGGTGGCCTGCTTCATCCAGTACATGAGATGCAGGTTGAACTCCTCGAAGCGAGCGCACCGCACCTCGCCCAGCCGAGCGCCGGTGAGCAGACACATGCGGATGATGGCCGTCCCGCGCTGGTCCTCGTCCTCCGCCAGCGCGGAAGCCAGCCGGTCGATTTCCGGCAGCGTGAGGAAGTATTCGCGCTCGTTTTCCGGATTGCGCCGGAAGCCCGAGGCGGGATTTTCCGTACACATCTTCCACCGGATGCCGCAGTTGAACATCTTCCGGACCACCTCGCCGACGCGGTTAGCGCGGATCGGCGTCGGGCGCGCCGCCGCCAGCGGCTTTTTCCGCTTCCGCTTCGGATTCGCCTTGTGCGGACGCGGCCGCCCCTCGGCCACCTTGCGCAGCAGCCGGTCGATATGGCCCGGCGTCACCTCGTCCAGAAGCATATGACCGATTTCCGGCTCCACGCGCTTTTTCAGGATGGACACCTGATCCGAGCCATGGCGCGGCGCCAGCTTCGGCACGTGCTCCTCGATGTAGCGATTGATGAGATCCGAGACACGCGGCGCCGTCCGCGCCTCCTCCCGCTCGAGCAGCGGATCCTTCCCCGCATCGATCTCGCGGCGGAGGAACTTCGCCCGCTCCCGAGCGGCAACCACGGACCACTCCGGCCAGCGGCCGATCACCATGCGGCGCTGGCGGCCGCAATGGCGATAGGACAGCGCGAATGACTTGGCGCCGGATCGGTACACAGCCAGCGCAAAGCCCCGCACCTCGTCGTCGAAAACTTGATAGTCGTCGGACCGCGGCTCCGCGGCCCGCACGAATTTCTCGGTGAGCTTGACGCGCACCGGCATTGCATCCCCCCTTTTTGAACCTCCCGAATGCAAAGGTCGTCTGTCCTTGCTCGACGGAATGCGTCGAGCAAGTCCGAAAACGCGAGATGTCCAGAGGATCAGCGCCAGACCGATTCAGCCCGCGCGCCACAAACGACAACGTCCATCAAAACGCCAGCCCCATTGTGCGCTGGAAATCCGCATCTGATAATTCATCGCCAAACTGGCGGACCTTCGGAAATTCGTCATGCTGCCGACCGTCGAGCAGCCGCCCGGCGCGTGCCTTGCCGACGCGCGCGCTATAGCAGCCACCGCCCCACGATTTCAGATCGCGGCAATCCGACCACTGTATGCGGCCTGGACCGCCGCCGACCCACTCGCCCCACTGCTTGAAGAAGAACGGAACGCCATGGCGGCCGCACTGATAGCGCAGCGACCGCACCCAATCCGGATGCGTCGGCCTCGCGTTCAGCCCGCTCTCCCCGCCGCAAATGACCCATTCAATCCGATTCAGGAGACGCGAGTCGAAGGCAGAGAAATGCGCCCACTCCACCAGCGGCTGCCGCGCCCACGGCGCCCGGCCCCTGATGTTGAGAAGGTTCACCGGCCCCAGCAGCGGCTCACACGAAACGAACCGCACGGCAGCGTCGTGTTTCAGCAGATGCGGGATATTGACCTCCGCGCGCCGCTGGTCCTCGACCGTGGTGCCGAGCCACACGTGGCCCCTCACCTCATCCCAGAACTCCGGGAGCATGCGGCCGATATTCTGCGGCCGCTTGGTGAGCAGCAGCCAGTCGAGATCCGGCGTCTCGCGGATGAGCCGCCAGAGATCGGACCGCCAATCCACCGGCACATGGTTGTCGAACACGTCCGCCAGCGAAGCGCAGAACACGCGCCGCCGGCGGCCATGCCTGGCGTAGAATTCCGCCGCTTGCTTCTGCCAGCGCAGCGGCTGCGTCCAGGTCGAGGCGGACGTGCGCTTTCGCTCGCCGCCCCACTCCACGAGGCCGAACCGTCGCGCAGCCAGCGCCTCCGCATAGCAATGGTCGCACGCCGGCGAGACTTTCGTGCAGCCTATCCACGGATTGAACGTCGAGTCCGTCCACTCGATCGCCGAACGTTCAGCCATCGCCCGGCTCCAGCATCATGGCGCCCAGCGCAGCCTGCAGAGTTTTGAGCGCCGCCTCAGTTTCCGCCAGGCGCGCCTGCCGATATTCAATCTCCGCCACGTGGTCGTCGCGCAGAGCCATGAGCCGCGAAATCCGACTTTCCAGCTCGGCGCGAACCGCCTCAACGCATTGCTCCGGGATTTTCTCATCTCGCGAAGCCGAAGCGCCGGGAAGCAGCTCCTCCGGCTCCAACTCGATGAGAGGCTGCGCCTCGAGCGCGCCGCCGCCATCGGTCCGGAAAAGCCGATCCATGACGCCCATCATGGCCGCGCCTCCCGCCCGGCCTGCGGCGACCGCCGCCGCGACTCCATCAGCGCCATGAGCCGCGCATCGGCGACGGCCCGCAGAAGGTCCGCCGCCAGCGCCTCGAAATCCTCCACGCCGCTGCTGCACGTGAAAATCGGCCTCGCGGGATCCCGGCCATCCTTCATCGCCAGCCCAATCACCGGCCTGCCGTCGACCACAGCAGCGCGGAGCCGATAGAGCACCGCTCCGTTTTTCGTCGTGCTTTCGTGCATGGTTTCCCCCACCCCTGGCACACGACTATCGGCGTCCGTAGAACAGCGGCACGCCCGTGGCCTCGACGATCTCCGCCGCGATGAGACGGAAATGAGAGAGGCGCTGATACTCGACGCGGCGCCACTCGAAGCCGAGCAGGAGCCCGTCCGGCGTCACACGGAAGCGCAGCGCCGCATCCAGCTCCACCGGCCCCTCGCCCTGGAAAAGCGGAATGGACAGTTTGAAGCGCTGCGGCACATGCAGGTCGCCTTTGACGTGCGTTTCAGTTTCGTAGACGAATTTCCGGTCGCCGTTTTCGAGCCGCGTTGACGACTTGAAGGACGCGCCCTGCGTCGCCTCGAGATCCCGCGAGATTTCGATCATCGTGGCCGCTTCCGGATCGAGAATGTCCGCCGCATTCTCCTCGAGGAAGGCCGCGAATTCCGCCTGCGGATGCAGCTCGCCCTCGAACTTGTCCCAGCGCCTCCATTCCTCGGACGGCCGCAGCGAGAACCTTGCACGGTGCCTGTCCGCGCCGACCGGGCCGGGCTCCTTCATATCCGTGGAGCCGCCGTGATAGTCGATGAACGCCGTGATCGAGAACGTGTCGAAATCGGCCATCAGGACGGTGCCCGACTGCGCAAAACGCTTGAGGTAATCGATCAGCGACTGCTTCTCATCGATGGCAACGGTGCTGCGGGCAAACCTGTCGAGCCGCTCCGGATCCGTGATGTTTTCCAGCGCCATGCTGCTGGGCACAAAGGCGAACTCGCGCCCGTCCTCCGTCTTAATGACCGGATTAGCCAGGCGGGCCGCCTCGAGCGCCACCTCGAAATCGTTGCGCGCGTTTTCCATGGTTCACTCCCCAATGTCGTGGAAATTAGTCGTTCGCCCGCGCCGCCCGGCGCTCGGCAAGATGGTCCTCAATGTCGAGCTGGTTCGGATCCCGGCGCGTGAGGCGCCCCTCGTGCGAAATGAAGTAGATCCCGGTGCCGAACTCCCGTTTCGGCTTCTTCGCCGTAACCACCGGCGTGCATTCCAGCTGGCCCGACTTGTTGAGCTTGAACGGCAGCTTGATGGCGATTTCGCCGCTGCCGCCGGTTTCCTGGATGGCCTCGATCACCTCCGTGAGACGCGCATCCGCCTCGGCGACCAGCATGCCGCGGCGGAACTCGGAGAAGAACTCGAGGAACGTCATGTCGTGTTTGCTCATGCCCGACCCCATTGTGGTGAAAGCGGGCAGAGCTTCGCATCCGGCCGCCTCGGCGGGATGGCGGGAGGTGGCGGAGCCGTCGCGGAGCGCGCGCCAGCTGGCGCATGGCGGCCACCGCCGGCAATGCGGACAAGATGCCCGGCATGGAGCACCACCAGCCACGAAAGGAGATCGACGCGCCAGCACGCACAGAAAAAGCCCCAGCACGAGGCTGGGGCTTGTCGTCGACACTAGGCAACACGGGAGGGGAGAAACCCGCCGGACGTCATGGAGGAAATGCCGTCTGGCCACTCGGTACAGCGTCGACGGTGCTGACAATGCACCGCTTAACCACCGGCATCACGGCGCGAGGTGGCGAGCTATCAAGCCGAGCGCGCCACCTCATCCTCATAAAGCATGCTCACATAGGGCATCGACGGGCCGCGGCCCCTCCGCCGAATGGCCTTTATGCCCAGCTCCCGGGCAACAGGAGATCTCGGCTCCCAGATCACCGCCGGCGCCGCCAGCGGCCCCGGCTTCACATTCAGGAGACGGCGGACCGGCTCCGCAGACGTCATCTGCCGCGCCGAGAGCCGAGCCAGCGCGTGCTGCGCCTGCTCCACCGCCTGCTGCACCTCCCGAATTGTCACGCCGAACTCCGCGGCCACCTCGTGATACGCCGCGCCGGCGAACACCGCCCTCGCTATCCGATTTGACAGATCCGACCTTGCTCTTACGCGCACATTCATGGAGACAAGCCTCGCGATCTTCCCACGCACCCCAATCGCCAATGGCGATTTTCCAGAGCTTACGGGTCCACTTGATTTCCGGCATTACCGGCGACCTCCTTTAGGAGGCCATCGACGAACGCGATGCGCTCGCCAATCCATTCCATGGCATTGACCGCCATCGAGTTTCCCAGCGCCTTGTAGCGCGGGCCATCGGCGGCTGGCTTGCCGCGATAGGGAACCAGCGTGTAATCGTCCGGGAACCCCTGCAGGCGCTCGCACTCCCGCGGCGTGAGCCGCCGCACCGCCCATGGCGTGGCGAGATAGCTCCGGCTCGAGCCGCCGCTCGAGGCGCGGATGTTTGCCGTATCGTGAGGCCCTTCCGGAACAGCGCCCTCCTCTCGACCGCGCAGATCGAATGCCACAGCTTGCGCGACATGCGGGAACTGATCCGACAGCCCACGGCCATGATCAGCCTTCAGAGTCGGGAACACTTCACTGCTAGGATCCGAACCGGCACCGCGAGCCGCATTGCCCGGCTGAAACGCCACCGCAGGCATCACGCCGGCGTTTGCATGGCTTTCGCTGTGGCCACCGGCACGAAGCGTCGGGGATACCCCGACGCTCGCATCGGCACCGTGATCCTTCGATGAGAAGGCAATGGGCAATGCTACGACTGTGCTCTCTCGTGCCCCGCCACCGCCAGCGTCGTCGCCCTTGCGGACTGTTGCCGCAGTAACAGCTTCATCCCACCAGCCTTGGCCCGTATTGTTGAAAGCGACCGATGCGGCCTCGATGCCGCTGCAGACGGAAAGGAATTGCATAGTGACCCCTCCCTGCGAAAGACGGGATCACTCGACCAAGCGGCCGCCGGTGGCACGAAGGCATGAGGTGGCAGGCTCGCTAGGAGAGCACGCCAGCACGCACAGAAAAAGCCCCAGCACGAGGCTGGGGCTTGTCGTCGACGCTGCGGCGCTGCAGGCGGGAGGGGAACCAATCGCCATCGGAGGAGGATGACGTACAGGGTGCGCAACGCCGCCTCATCGCAAATCAACCATGCCATCCCGCGACCGTGGCCGCACGGCACGAGGTGGCGGAAACGTTGCGGCAACCGCGCCACCTCAACGCCACCTCAACCAGCGGACACGGTTTTACCCTCTATTTGTTCCCATCGGTGCGGCTGAATGCGGACCAATGCCGGAAAGAATACCGAGGCAGATCAGCGGCTTATCGCGCAAGTGTCAGAAATTGCAGTGTTTTCGGAATTGGCCGGATTCAGGCTCATAACCTGAAGGTCGCAGGTTCAAATCCTGCCCCCGCAACCATCAAAAATCCCCGACAGATCAGGAAGTTACAACGCCGGGTGAAGATGATCGCCAGAGGCGTCCAAAACTTCACCTCAACGCCACCTCAACATTTTGCGCGTTCTCCGGACGCGGAAAACAGAGGCAGCGGATCCGCGAAATTGCACCAGATGACCTCGGTCCGCCGACCGGCACGATCCGCCAGCGCCGCGATCTCAATGCGGCGCCAGTCCGCCAACGCCTCGTCGTAGAGCGCCGATGCGTAGCCAGAGAGCACGACCGCACCTCGAAGGCTACGGAGCACCTCGAGCAATTCCTCGTGGTCGCGCCTAGTCATTTCGTGCCGGTAGTCGCGGCCAGCGTCCCGCGTCTCTGGCAAGTATGGCGGATCGACATAGTGGACCGTTTGCGGCCCATCATGCGCTCGCATCACGTCGATGGCCGGCCGACACTCGATCACTACGCCACGCATGCGCTCTCCCGTGGCGCGAACCGTCTCCGGTAACGTCATCCACGTATGAACCGGCAGCGTTCGAGCTCGCAGCCCAGCGCCGCGGAAGCCCGTCGATCGATGAATGCCAGAGGATCCGTGCCCGAAGTGCGAGCGGATAAGCACGCGCCTGGCACGCTCGAGATCGTCATCCGTTGACTGGTAAGCCAGACGGTGCTCCTCGCGCGCCCATGGCGTCCAATAGACCGCCTCCGCCAGCCGTTCCGGCTGGTCTCGCAGAACGCGGAACAAGGCAACCATGTCGCCATCAAGATCGTTATAGACCTCGAGCCGAGATCTCGGCTTTGCCAGGAGGACGGCCGCACCACCGCCGAATGGCTCGACATAGCAATCATGCGGCGGGAAAAGCGCGATGATCCGCTCCGCCAGCCGCACCTTGCCGCCGTGATAACGAACAATTGCGCCCATATTCAGCTGATAAGCCCCGCCTGGCGCAGCCTCTGGCGCAGATGCGCCCGGACGTTCGCCACTCGCATGCGGCTGCTCGGCGTCGACGCCACCGGCCAGCGCACGCTGCCTATGCGGAGGATCGGATGGCCCTTGCCGCGCGGCGGCTCCAGCTCGTAGTCGAGCCCCAGCTCCTCGAGCAGCCGCGTCGCCTCGACGAAATCCGGATTTTTACGGACCTCCTGGATTAGCCTGTTCATTCCGCGCTCCGCACGTCACGCTCGAGGCAAGCGAGCGCCTCGACCATCGGCGCGTAATAAGCGGCGTATCTGCCGCCTTTGCCGTCGCGCAAACTTCGATAGAAGGAAAGCCAGCGCCCGAGCGCGCTGACCGGGAAGGAACTTTGCCAGCCGCCGCGGCGCACATAGACCGTGCGCCCGTCTTCTGACAGCCATGCCTGCGGCGCCTCCGTGCCCGTCAAAACCATATGAGCACGGAAAGTGCGATGCCAGCCAAGCAACCGCACGCGAAACCCAGCACGAGCGCGCCAGTGGGCGCAGCGATCGCAAGCCAGGATAGGCTGCTTTCATCACTGAAATCAGGGATCTTCTCCGACATTCAGCCCTCCGCATCAGTATCGCGGGCAGAAGGCCCGCTCGCGCGCGGTGGCGGGAAGGCGCGGGCTGGCACCAGAGGTCGCGTTGCGATTCCGGCCGGTGCCCGATATGCCGATGACGGAGGTTCTGTGGTGGGATACTCAGAGAGCATAAAGGCGGCGAACCGCCGCCATCGGAAGCGCAGAGAGCGGATGAGCCCGCTCCGCCGCGCCATCGTCGATGCCGCCAGCGCCACGGCCCTCACGATAGCGGCCGCGGCGCTCTGGGCCGCGATGCTCGCGCCTCTTATCGCTTACGTTTTGCGGTGACGCCCCGGCAGACGTCGAGCTTGTCGTAATGATTGGCGAGATCCACGACCCACTGGTCGACGGCCGGATCATTCGCCTTGCGCAGCGCCTCGACCGCCGCCGGCGGAAGCGCCCGCAGCTCCGGGCAGCTACCCGTTACGCGCACGGTCTGACAGCCGGCGATAAGCGTCGTCAGGATCACGAGGCCGAGCGTCAATTTCATCGTATTTCTCCTGCAGCTGCTGCCGCCGGGCTTCCTCCCGGCGCTCGATTTCAGCCCGACCGTCCGCGCGGCCGCGCCGATAGCTCAAGATGCTGACCACCAGCACGAAGGCCGCGGCCAACGCCCGCCAGCCTCCGAGCACGAAGGCGCCCACGAGCACGGCCGCCGCCACCACCAGCGACCAGTGCTCGAGCAGCCACTCGAGGATTGCCCAGATGATGCCCATCACGCCGGATCCGCCTGCTTACGACTGAGGACAAGGCGCCAGACCAGGAAGCCGATGAGCGCCAGCGCGGCGAGCTGCAGAATCGGCTGGTTGGCAATGGCGCCCAGGATGGTCGCGATGGCGCCAGCGATGCCCGAGAGCCCGCCGGGATCCTTGACCAGCGTATCGAGCGCGCTGGGCTCCTCGGGATAAGCCCGCTCGGGCGCCGGTTTCGGCTTCGCCACGCCCTGCGCCTGGCCCTTCGCCAGCTTGATGGCGCGGTCCGCGACGCCCGTATCGCCATCCTGCACGCCCATCTGCTCGCCCCAGATGCGGCGGCGCCAGCCCTTCCCAAACGTCTTGAAGTGTTTGAGCGACTGGACGAACTGCCAGCGGCGCTCGCAGAGCCGAAGAATGAGATCGGGAATATCCTTCACCGCGTGGACGGCCGCCAGCGTCATCGGCCCCATGATGCCGTCGACGTTCTTTCCCGAGAAACCCAGCTCCCGCTGCAGATCCTTGACCGCCTTTGCCGGGCCGGAATTCACCGCGTAGTCGAAAACGGCATAGTCGAGCCCCAGCGGCAGCTCGTCGCCGCGAACGGCGTCCCAATAATGCGCCTTGTAGATCTGCAGCGCCTCCTCGCGCGTGAGGTTCCTCACCTCCTGCTTGGTGACCTTGCGGCCGCGCCAAAGCGACAGCCGCTCCTGCGTAATGCCCATATTCGTGGCGCCGCCCGGATCCTCCGGATGATCCACATAGCCGCCTTCACTGGCGAGGATCCATTTCTGGATGGTCGCCGAAAACTCCATGAGTTTCCCTCCTTTCAGGCAACAAAAAAGCCGCCCAGCGGGCGGCTCGGAAAAAGCGCGATGGCTGCGGCGCGCTATGTCATGACGGCCGGCAGCAGGATCGAGAGCAGGACGAAAATCAGAAAGCCGACGCGCATGCAGTGGAGCGCGTCCTTATCCGGGCAGCTCTTTGGACGGCGCAAGATCCGGCCCTCACTCGCCATTGGCGGTCTCCTTCCCCTTTTCGTCGATAAGCCGCTCGATCAGCGTCACGGATACCAGGCCGACCAGAAATGCCGATGCGCACAGCGTGCCCAGCGCCCCGGTCATTCCGTGCGGAATTTCGCCGATCCACGGCCGCAGCACCACCGGCCCCAACACCCCAACGCCGAAACTGGTTGCCGAGCCGATGAAAACGACGCGCAAACTCTCCTTCCATCCCGTTTTGAGAGCGGCGGATCGGACCGCGCCGCCCAGCGCGCCGAAAAAGGCGAGCAGCGCGCCCCGCTCGTTGAAGATTTCCCAGAAAACCCGCGGCCCTTCACTCACAGCCCGCCCCCACTTTACCCGTCCCGTTTTCCGATTCGATTTTTAAGGCAAGCGGAAATGCACCGACAATTCCCGCTGTTTTCAGGCAACGCGATGACCCCAGAAATAATTTTCATTGTCGAGGATCTCGCCATCGTCGCCCGTGAAATACGTGAGCACGTAGACCTTCTGGCCGGCGGTCAGCTTCAGCAGGCCGCTCACATGCACGGCGCATTTCTTGCCAGCCTCGGCCACCGCGATGACCCGCCGGTTTGCCGCCGGCACGTCGAAATCGATGGAAAGCCCGGCCATGATTTCGCTGGTGCTGGCCGTTTCCGATTCAGCGACGAAATACGCCCCGAACTGGTAGTAGCCAGCCGCCGGCGCGACGAACGAGCTATCCACCGCATCGAACGCTGAATAGTCGTTGTGCACCGCATTGTTGAACGGCACCTTGGCCCAGCCATCCGCCGTCACAGGGAAATTCGGAGCGTTCCAGTTCATATAGGCGGAGAACTTCGGCGCCTGCGGCAGCGAGACCTGCCCGCTCTGGTCATCGACCACCAGCGCGTCCTTGAAATTCGAGCCGTCCGGCGAGACCTTAAGCGTGAAATCATCCGAGCCCAGCAGGCCGAACAGCGCGCGCGTCGACCAGTTGCTCTGGAAGATGAAGCCCGCGTCCTTCGCCGCGCCCGACTTGTTCAGCTTGGCGTGGATATCGCCCGAGCCGGGCGTGACGTCATCGTGCGAGAACAGCACGGCATCGGATTTCACCGCCAGGCGATTCGTCGTGTCTGCCGTGGTATTGACGCCGAACAGGGAGAATGAGCTGCCGCTGATCACGGACCAGCTCGAGGCGCCGCGCGCCAGCAGCACGCCCTCGTCCTCTACCCAGCAGAGCCATCCCGGACGCGCGACGAGCCGCCACCAGGTGCCATCGGCGAACATGGCGATATCGCCCGACCACCCGTTCCATGCGCCGCTGGCGCCAGCGGCCACGAGATATCGGTCTCCGTCCGCCGGCGCGCCCGGCGGCGTGTTGAGGTTCCGGTCCTTGACGGAGAGCTGCACGATGCCGTCCAGCAAGCGCAGCGCCTCGTTGTGCGTGACATGCTTCTGCGCCTGGGCCGCCAGAATATACGGCAAGCCCAGCAGCGGCGTGTTATCAGCCATCGGAAAGACCCCTCAGAATTGCAGCGTGAACGTGCGCTCGATGCCGCGCCCGACCAGCGCGGAGAGCTGCGCGATGCGGACAGTCAGCGTCTGCCCCGGCCCCAGCGGCGCGCCCCAATCCGCGGTCTGATCCGCCCCCGAGTACACGACGCTGGTGGTATTGCTCGATAGCGTGCGCTTGACCGTGGCGCCGTCGAGGATATCCACCTCGTAGGACTCGACATCCTCCTCCATGGGCACCTCGACCAGATCCCAGCTATCCGAGCCGATGGATCGGCTCCGCCGGACCCACCGGATGGTGAGATCGCCAGGCTCCCGGCCGCGCAAATACGGCTGCTCGACATGGCAGACGGAGAAAGGCTCGAGCCCGCGCGCATGCGGCGCGAACTCGAAGCCGATATATGCGTCATCGGAATGCGGCAGGCCCGCCGGCCCGATGCGCCACTGCCACGGCCTCCCGATATCGCCGATCGCCACCGGCAGGCTCACCAGCTGCCCGTCGAGCAGCACCACGCGCGCGCCAGCGGCCACGGTCGGACGGATGGCATCCTCCGAGCCGCGCTGCCCGCGCAGAAGCCGCGTCAGGCGGTAAGTGTTCGGCGCCACCAGCTCGGCATTCGCCGCCTGCACGACTTCCCACACGCCGGGCTCGGTCTCCACCGCCAGCGCATTCTCGCCGTCGAAAAGCAGGAGATCCGTCACGCTGGTGAGCGTGCCGCTGGACAGCTCCACCACCAGCGCGTTTGCCATGTCGAAGCGCGACGCCGGCCCAGCGTGGAAGTCCTCAATGGTGACGCCCATCCGTGCCGGCGCCGTAGTCCTGGTGAGCAGTTGGAAGCCGCCGTCCAGCGACTGGCTGCGATAGACGGCAATCGTCCCCGGCCAGGGCTGCGCATAGGCCGCCAGCAGCGGATGATGCGGCTGGTGGTCCTCGGCGATCTGCGGCAGGTCGAGGATTAGCGCCGCCGGCTCCCCGAAAAGCACCGGGAGCTTTACGGCCGACGCCCGCACCTCGCCCGGCGGCATGTCGTAGACGTCGCGGTCCTGCCGCACGGCCGTGATGGCGCGATGGCTGCCGTCATTCACCTGCGAAAGGCGGAGATCATAGGTCCGGCCATCGTGCTCGAGCGCGATCACGTCCGCCGGATCCAGCGCCAGGAGCGACGGCGGCAGGCGGAAGGTGGCGCTTTCGCGCGAGACCCAAGTCTCCTGCAGCGCGCGGCGCGCATGGCGCTCCGCCTCCTCCGGCGGAACCGCGAACGGGAATTGTGCGGCGCTGACACGGGAGGCCTCCACCGTGATGCGGCGCGCCTCCACCGTGGCCGTGTCGTATTCCTCGTCCGACCGCGCAAAGGTCCATTTGAGGGCCTGCGGCAGCTCGGTCTCCTGGCCGCGCTCGAATTCGATCACGTCCCCGTTGCCTTCCTGGACGAGATCGTCCATCGCCACGCGCGCCACCGGCCCGCGGCCGCGCATACGGAACACGATGCGGCCCTCGCTTTCGACGGCATCAAAGCCGAAGTATTGCGCCAGCGTGGTGATGGAGGCCCGCGGCGATTCGAGCGCCGTGATGAGATACCCCTCGACCGATCCCCACAGCTGCGAGACGTCGACGAATGCCGGCGGCAGGCCGGCCCGAGCGCAGAGATGGCGCACCAGCGCCGCCAGTGAGACCGAGCCCAGCCGCCCGGGCAGCCAGTGCCCGAGCCGCCAGTTATCGCCATCGCCCCACACGTCCGTAAGCGACGGGAACCATGGATAGGGCCGCGCATCCCACGTCCAGATGGCGCAATTGTCCACGTCGATCATGCGGCCCGAGTAGACCGAAGAATTCGGATTATTCGCGCTGTTCCGCCAGTAGAGCAGCACCGCCTCGATAAAGGCGCGCTGGATGGCGTCGTCGCGCCAGCCGCGCGAGAAATACGGCGCCACCGACTCGGCGGATTTCGGATCCAGGAACGCATTCGGCTGGTTTGACCCGCGGTCGATCGCCGGGCATCCCAGCTCGGTGAAGCGGATCGGCTTGCTTTGCGGCACCCACGCGGTCGGCGTTGCCGACTGCACGCCGCCAGGCCGGTTATAGTGCTGGTTCGACCACCAGGAGCGCAGATCCTTGTAGCGGAACACCCACGGCTTGCCGTATGCGCCGTCCGTGATCGGAGTCCGGATCTGCCCGGCGCGCGCGCCATCGGATGCGTAGTACCAGTCGAAGCCCTCGCCGCCCTCGATGTTCGACTGCAGATATTCGCGCTGGTAGATCGACTCCCATTCCTGCGCGTCGAGGTGCTCATAGCCATCGCGCCAGTCCGACAGCGGCATATAGTTGTCGATGCCGACAAAATCGATGTTGCTCGACGCCCAGAGCGGATCGAGATGGAAATAGACGTCGCCCGAGCCGTCCTGCGGATGATGGCCGAAGTATTCCGACCAGTCCGCCGCATAGCTGATTTTCGTATTGCCCCCGAGGATCGTCCGGCAGTCATTCGCCAGCGTGATGAGCTGCGAAACCGCGGGATACGTGCCGGCCGCGCTGCGGATCTGCGTCAGCCCCCGCAGCTCCGAGCCGATAAGGAAGGTGTCCACGCCGCCGGCCTGCGCGCACAGCTCGGCGTAATGAAGAATGAACCGCCGATAGCCCCACGTCCGCGTGAAGAACGTATTGACCTGCGTAGCCGCCGCGGCCGTCTTGTCGACCGTGCCCGCGTAGCCGGGAGCAGGCGAGCACGTGATGCGGCCGCGCCAGGGATAGGACGGCTGGCCGGTCTGGCCGGCGTTGTCGCTGTACGGATTCGGCAGCGAGTTGCCCGCCGGGATATCCATCATGATGAAGGGATAGAACGTGACGCGAAGGCCGCGCGCCTTGCACTCCTGTATCGCCTCCCGCACGGCAAAATCCGCCGGCGTGCCGCCGAACGCCGGGCGCCCGCTGATATAGGACACCACCTCGGCGGAACCGCGCGTCACGCCATCAACCGACCAGGCGATATTTGTGCTTTTCGACGCCCGGTCGACCTTCGGCTTGATCTCGCAATTGCCGACGCGCAGATCCGAGCCGAACCACGTCACAACCAGCGACACGGCCTGAATGCCAGGCACCGCCGCCTGCAGCTGGTCGAGCGCGACGCGGAAATCCGACGTGGTCGTGAGCGCATTGAAGTTTTCCGGCGCAGAGACGCCCTGCCCCGCGTTCCGCGTCACTTTGCTGGTGGCATAGACGAACTCCCCAGCGCCGGGAATGATGGTCACCGCCTTGACAGCGCCCTCCGCCGTGTCCGGATCGTCCAGCGCCCGGAACACTTCAAAGGTGAGCTGCGGAATGCGATTGCCGAAACGCTCGAGGTGGACATCCTCGAACACAACGTAAGCGGTGCCGCGATAAGCCGGCGTCTCCGGCCCGGTTTTCGCCTGGATGAACGGGTCCGGCTGCTGCGTCTCGGTGCCGGGATAGAAGCGCCACGTGATGCCCGTAAGATCCAGCAGGTCGCCATCCGCCCAAATGCGCCCGATGCCGGTGACCGGCCCCTCGCACAGCGCCACGGCAAACGAGGCGTAATAGCGGTACTCCGTATATTCCACGGTCGTGCCGCCACCGCCGCCCATGCCCTTGCCGCCGCCGGTGCGTTCCGTTCGCTTGATGATCTCCTCGCGGAAATCCGTCGCCCAGATCACATTGCCGCCGATGCGCATGCGGCCGAACACCTGCGGAATGACCGCGCCCTCGCCCGAGCCCGTGATCCGCGCCGCGTCGAGGCGCGCGCCCTCCACGCGCTGCGTCTCGCCGCCCATGAGCATGCCGACAACCCAGCTATCGACCACCGAGCCGATCGTGGTGCCGATCATGCCGCCGATGGTGGCGGCCGAAACGCCCAGAATCGTCCCGCCGATGGCGCCGCCGATGGCGGAGCCGACAACGCCCAATGCAATCGCAGCCATGTCTCAGGATTTCTTTCTAACGTCTCGAGCCTGCGGATAGAGGAACGCGAAGGCGAGCCGCCGCCGCCAGGCATCGCCGAATGGCTCCTCGATCACTCCGAGGCGGTCATAGGCATGGATGATGGTCCCGGCGTCGGTCAGGATCCCGCAATGCTTGGCGACCGCCCCCTCGCGCATGCGAAACACGAGCAGAGCGCCGGGCCGGATTTCCTCGAGGCCGATGGGGATCATCCAGCGCATCGCCGTCGCGGCGAAAACCTCCACCGGCCCCACCTCGCCCCAATCCCGCGTGTAAGGCGGGATATCGTCCGGCTCCGGACCAATCACCTCCCGCCAGACGCCGCGCGCGAGGCCGAGGCAATCGGCTCCCACGCCCTTGACGGATGCCTGGTCGTGATATGGCGTGCCGATCCATTCCCGCGCCGCCGCGATGATGCGGGCCGCGGAAGCGCTGCGCCGCCGCTTCATAGCACCTGCCCCGTGTTCGGCTTGCTCTTGGTGGCGTACCGGATGACCGCATCCTGCCCCGGGATATGCGGAAAGCCGCGGAAATTGACCACGTTGCCGAATTTCGTCCGGCACGTGGACACCTGCTTGTCGCAGCCCGCGCGGACGACGAAGCCATCGCCCGCGGAAATCGGCCTCACGGGCTCCTCGAGCAGGATGATGGTCACCACGCCGGCGATCTTGGAATGCAGGAGCACCTCCGCCCGCCGGCCAGCGTTCGCGCCGCTCGTCCATTCGACGAAGCCGAGCGAAAACCAGCCATCGTCGAAGGAGTCGAGCCCGGACGCGATGAAGGCCCGCGACCGCTGCAGCGAAAGAACCGTCCCAGTGCCGCGATAGGCGGACGCATCGAGATTGACCTTGCACCGCGCATCGCCCAGCGCCGCGTCGCACGTCGCCTGATAGACGCGCCCCACGGTCTGCTGCAGCACGTGAGCCATGGAGCGCACCTCGGCAACGAAGATCATCCGGCCGCGGCGCACCTGCCCGATGGCGCCGCGGCGCAGAAGCACGCGCTGGCTCGGATCTTGCCAGTTGACGCGCCACACCTCGACCTCGGCATTATCCCAGCGCCCGTCGAGAATATCGGCCTCCATGATGCGGTCCGAGTTGATGACGCCCTCGGCGTCCTGGGCATCGACGGAGAGATCCGAGCCCGCCCGGATCTCCGAGGCAATGAAGCCGGACTCCGGCTCGAAGGTGGTGCCGTCGAAAGTTAGCGGCTGGTCGTGGTCGGTGAAGCCGAATACCTGCCCATCGATCCGCGTCACGCGCCAGCACCACGCAAGCGTCGTCGCCCCACTGGCCAGATGGCCAGCGAGCGCACCGTTCAAATTTTTCATGTTGTTTAGCTACCTAAAGCACCGCGCCAGGCGGCGAGCGTCCGGCGCGTGCTCCCCATATTGGTTGCCCCGCCGGGAGTCGCCCACTGCGTTTGCCCCTTACAGCTCAGAGGCTGCTTCCCACATGGCGTCGATCTGCTCTGGTGTTAGCCCAAGCGCCGCGTCGATCTGGCCGTATTCGGTGATCGTGCCCGCCTCGATATCGGCTAAGACTTGCGCCTCAAGCCCAAAGCACTGCCGGACGTGCTCGCGTACCGCGTCGGCCAAATCTACGAAATCGGCATTGCTCACCATGCGGAAAACGCCGTCAGCGAATTTCCAGCCGTCAGGATCGTTTCTCTCGCCAGGATCGGAGGGGGTGGTCTACGAACCCGCCCGCGTGCTTGAGCACGAAAGCGAGGCTGCGTTGAAAATTCTGCTTCATTCCCCTTTTCCTTCCAATTCGGCAACCCGCTCCGAAAGTTCCTGCACCGCCTGGATAAGAGAGGCCTTCATTCGCTCGATTTCCCGGCGCTGCCATGCTGCTTCTACAGCAAGAGCCTCGTTGTATCTGATGCCGAAGCGATCCCCCGAGACAATTCCTTTAGTCTCGCTGTCTTCCCATTGATCATAGCACAGCAGACCATACGCGAAGGGATCCAAGCCGTGCTTTTCAAATGCCTCCTTGACCCTCTGCGCGATCAGACCGAAGTGTATGCGGGCACCGTCGCCCTTCTTATCGACTGCATCGTTCCACCTATATTCACACCACTCAACGTCTCCCCAGGCATCCAGCACCTTCTCGCGGATTGTCGCAACTTGCTGCTTCTCGCGCTCATCTGACGTGTTTATCGTGCTCGTCCCAGCATAGACCTGCGACCAGCGGTAGCCGCCAGACCCTAAACTCTGAACATTGTCGGCGCCCGGTGCGACAGTGCCATCAGCGCGCATATCGAGACGGGTTGTAGTACCGGTCCTGAGTTCGAGACTGTGTTCAGTGGTATATGTCGAGATATAAGAGCGGTTATTGGTCCCGTTGACAATTACGCTGCCGTTGATGATTGTATTGCCCGCGTCCGTCACTCGAAATTGTACAGCACCAGCACCATCTATGACATCAAAGGTCTGCCCCCCCGCTTTTTGTATTAATACCGCTTGCCCAGGGAGTGCCTTGATTAGTAGGTTAGGATTAATGTCAGCAAGTGGATTAAACTGCCTTTGAAGGTCGCTGACAGACCGAGGTGTAAACATGCGCGTGTCGATAGTGCCAGACCAATGGACGTCTAGCCGAAGGTTGCGCGTTTCACCGCATGGTGCTTCTGCCGTGGAAGCCCCGAGTGCAGCCCGCGGTGAAGCGATGGCCCGTCCAATTTCCCACTTGCCCCCGATGAACTCTGCATCGTAGCAATCATGGATAAAGAAGTTGCAGGAGTCCGAACTCTCGCCAAATGAGCTGTAATCAAACCAGTGCAGCCCTCGCATCGGATAGCCGCTGATTTCTGTACCCTTGGACGGGGCTGGGAAACCAAGGGCTTCTGCCTTTAGCCCGGAATGATGCCAGAGTGCCCACGCCTCACAACCAATTGCTCGACCTGTAGAGAAACCGGTCCCGCGCATCGGTGAACGGATTTCAGTGGTTCCCGAAACGTCCTTGTTCGTTCCGGTAAAGGTGAGATTGTTACCGGCACGCGTGATGCCGGTGTAAGTGACAATCCCTTGGTTATTCGTATCGATTTGGCCTGATGACGGCCAATAGCTCTCCTCAGACCAGCGGATCGTGAGGCTATTTGCCGTTGACGAGAGGACACGCCACCTGTCGCCCGAACGGATCATCCATCCGACATAACCCTGACTGGAGACATTAATGAACACATTGTTTTCAGAGCGTCCCCATACGTCGAAATCAGGGCATATCTGGGCAATGCCAGCAACGCGCCAGTAACCTCGGATCTGGACTTCCTCGAAACGTGCGCCGTCAATCGAGTTGACCATCAGACCTATGTCTAGATCATCCCCAAGGGACATATTCCCCGGATCGCTGTAGCCAGAGATGCCATCGTCGCCAATCCAGGGGACAAGGCGCATCCGGCGCAAACCGCCCTTGTCTTTGTCAAGCTCCTTGTTAGCTGCAAAGACTTGCATGTCGCGGGGAGTTGCTGGCGTCGTGCCGCTGGCGTCAGCGTTCATGAAGGAGGTGAGCCTGAAGAAGCGGCCCGGTGTATCCGGATCTTCTCGCCAGCCCCCCGCGTACTTCATGGACGTGATGCCCCGTACCTGATAATCCTTGCTCGATGCAACGCCAACTAGATTGGTTCCCTCCCAGGTCTTTGTTTGATTGAGGAAGGAAGGTATCCATTTGCCGTGTCCAGAGCCCTCAAAATAGACACCAGGCGACCAGCGCAATTTCGTCAGGCAGTAGAACTGCCCAAGCACATACACCGTTCCGCCGCCCATCGCCGCCATAAAGGCATCGGCGTTTGCGAATGCAGCGTCATTGGCCGTGGTGTTAGCCTTATTGAGACCCGTAATGGCTCCGAACATTTCAACGCGGATTTGCTGGTAGGGCACCAACTCCCACCAAGCACCATCGGCAGACTGGATCTTGCCGGGGTGTGTTGGCTCTGTCTCCACGCGCTTGTAGAGAGCGGCGCCGCCGTCGCCAGCCGTGGCATAACCAGCCGTCCGAATAAAATCGAGGATGGGTGGAATGTTTGCACTTTGGACATCAGCCACAGCATCAAAGATGAAGCCGGCGTTAACGGCTGCGCTCGCAGCGGATTGCGCAGCCTCCGCCCCCTGCTGTGCCGCCTCCGCGGCGGACTGCGCATTCTCGGCTTTAGCCGCCCAATGACGCGCCGAATACCCATTCTCGACAACCTCCTCGTCCTCGGGCTTTTCCGCCCAAGCACGCGCGGTGGTCACAAGGTCGAGCAGAGTCAGATATTGCGCCCCGCTGATCGGCGAGGTCTCAATCAGATCCGCGATGACAAACGGCCCAGCGCCATCCGGTACCGTGAACTGGAAATAGCGGTCCGCGTCCGAAAGCCGGATTTGCCCCAGATACTGCCCCGGGACCAATGCCATGCTCACTCCGCCATCAGGACCAGTGACGGTGCGCAGCACCTCGTCGACGATCGCGGCATCCCCCTGCGGCACCACCTTGCGCTTGTCGCGGTAGATGGTGAGAGAGGAATTCGCGAACGGCGTGCCATCGGGCTTCAGAAGAACACCACCGATCTTGCGAGTCGTACTTGCGGACATTTAGTGCTCCTTCAGGCAGGCAAAGGCGGCTCCGGGAGCCGCAGCTCGATGAGGGGAATTGAGGGAATGGAGCCGTGCGATTCGACGTCGAGCGTGACATCCATCATGTCCGTGTCGAACCGCACCGGCACGTCGAACTCGAAACCAGCGGTCACCACCGCACCGTTCGCTGGAGGCGCATCGAAACTCACGATGCCGGTCGTGACGTCCGCGGACCAGCCGTCGAACTGCTCCACGTCATCGATGGCGACCTTCACGGTGCCGGCCACCGGCTTGTAGATCGGCCTCCAGATGCCCAGCGTGCACTCCGGGTCGCCGTACCACTTCCGCAGCCGGAAATGGCGCTGGGCGCCGTTTCCGGTGCCGAGGAACTGGTCCCGGGCATCCGTAAAGCGCGACGGCGGGCAGGACTTGTAATCCGCCCAATCCTTGAAACGGAAACCGTAGAGCTGCCCGAGGCGCGCCTCGAAGAACGCAATGACCTCCGCCAGATCATCGGAGCGCCGGATCCCGTAGGATACGTCATAACGCCGGCGCGCCTGCGCCCAGCTCGCATTGCGCTCCTCGAGCCCGGACGCCAGCGTCACGATCTGCGTCCGGCGCATGGGGCCGCCGCGAGCGCCGCGGCCGACCTTGTCAGGAAAGCGGACCTCGTGAAACGACATCACATGCCCCTACGTCCCATCGCCACGGCGCGCTGGATATCGGCCGCGATCTGCGTCCGCGATTGGCGGAAACTTTCGACATTTGGCGTGCTGATGTTGATGATGACCGGCGTCTCGCGGCCGCCGCGATCGCGCCAGCCGCCGCGCGTCTCGTCGACAATGCGCTCGCGCGGATGCACCAGCGCCAGATAGCCGCCCTTGCCGTCGAGCCCGCCAGCGCGCGCGCCGTAGCCCGTATGGCCGCCGCCGTCGAAGCTCCGGAACAGACCACCGAGCGAGAAGCCGCCGCCAGCGAAACCGGAAAACACGCCGCTCAAGGCATTAGCGATCGGCCCCAGAATGAACCGGCGAACTGCCAGCCGGGCCAGATCCGCGATGATCGAGGTGACCAGCTCCTTGAAATTGAACTTGCCGGTCTTTACGAACTCGACGATGGCATTCTCAGCGCCCTGGAAGGCATTCACGATGGCGTCGCCGATGGCGCCCGCCAGGTCCATGGCCTCCTTGGCGTAATTCGCCAGCGCCTCCGCGGACTTCTCCCAGCCGGTCTTAGCCTCCTCGGCGCCTTCCTTGCTGTCCTTGCCCGCTTTCTTGCCGGCCGAGCCCGCCTTTTTCGCCTTTTCCTCGTTGCGCTCGAGCGCGTTATTCACCGCCTCGACCGCCACATCGTCGAAAAACTTCCCCAGCGGATCCGACGACATGATCTGCTCGACGGCCCTGTTACGCTCGTCGAGCAGCCGCCCCAGCTCGCCCGCAAAAGGATTTTCGTAGCGCTCGATGGAAATCGGATCGAGCGTCCCGAGCCGCCAGTCCTCCGGTAGCCCCGGAATACTGGCCAGCATGCTGTTCACCTCACCCGCGAGGTCATTCAGCATGCCGATGGCCTTATTCACCATCCACTCGATGCCGCTGATGACGGCATTTGCAGCGCCAGTCACCGCCGCGCCGATAGCAGCAGGAAGCGCCTTCCACACGAACACGATATCGGCGAACGCCGCGCGGAAAGAATTGATGATGATATTGCCGACCCACTTCACGCCGGCGACCACCGCATCCCACGCCGCCTGGAACCACGGCGCGATGGCGTCGATGGCCGGTTTCAGGAACTCGTGGATCCGGTTGCCGATCACCTCGATGGCCGCCTTGGCGACGTCGCCGAAGGTGACCGCCGTGCCCGTCGACTTCTCGATCTCCCGCCTCATGCCGGCGACCGCGAGGCCCGTGGCTGCGATGGCCGCCGAAAGCACCGGGAACATGCGGACCGGCGTCATGATGAACTTCGCCAGATCCTGCATCAGCGCATTCACGCCGCCGCGGCCGAACCCGTAGATCTGCGAGATCTGCGAGCCCTGCTGGATCATGACCGTGAAGGGATTTTGCCCGGACGCCAGCGACACACCAATGTCATTGAGCTGGTAGTAGAGCATCGCCATCCGCTGGCTGCTCATGTTCGCAGCCCCGGCCATGCCTTGCAGCGCGGTCGCCCGGCCCTTTAGAGCCGCGATGGACTGCAGCGCCTGCTGCCGCTCGCGGGAAATGGCCGCCGCCATCTCATCGGCAGAGATGGCGCCCATGGCATGCGCCGCGCGGATCTCCTGCAGCGTCTGCCGGTAGTCGCGCACGACGCGGAAAACAGGATTGTACTTTGCCCGCAGATCGTCGAGCGCGCGCCCGTGCTGGATCACCGCCGCCGTGCTCTGGCTGGTCGCCTGCGTAACGCCAGCCAGCGCGTTGATGCGCTCCTGCATCGGCGTCGCGGCGAATGCCTGTGCCCCAGCGCCAGCGGCGCGCAGGCTCGTGGCGGTCTGCGCCGCCTTGGCCGAAAGGTTCTCGAGCGCGACCACCGCGGACCCAGCGCGCGCGTTGACCTCGTCGATGGCCGCGCTGGCCGGGCGCGCGCTGGTCTCGATGGTGTCAAAGGCGGCGCGCCCTTCACGGCCGATGGCGGCCAGCTCGTCCTTGAGCACGCGGCCGTCAACCACCGCCAGGCGAACCGAAACGCGCTTCTCCGCCATCGTCCCTTTCCAGCAACTCGTTAAATTTCTTGACCCGGATCACCTCGATCTCCGGGAGGATTTCGGCCACAGCGAATAGGCAGTAGCCCAGCGCCGCCGCCATCTGCATGGCGGCGCCCATGTCCCATCCGACCATCACCGGCTTAAGCCCGGAGATAAAATGGACCTGCCCCCCGAGCCGCAGAGCGAGATCCCAGACTTGCCAGCCCTCTAGCGTTTGCGGCGCGTTGAGCCTTGCCGGGCATTCTTCGCATTCGCTCGGGCAGGCTGCGCAGTATTGGTCGCCCCCGCCGAAGTGCCATTCGGCGAGAGCGCGAAGCCGTTTTTTTCCGACACCAGCCCGATGTAAGGCGCGAACACCTTCATCACCCACGCCTCATAGACCAGCATGATGTCCATGAGCGCCGCACAGGTCTCCGGCGTAACCTTCGCCGGCTTGCCGTTCTCGTCCAGCACGCCGCGCCAGTCGCGGATGATCCGCGCCGCCAGCGCCTTATGGAAATCCAGCTGCAGCGCCACCGACTCCGTGGCGCCTTCGCCCAGATCCTGATCCGGATCGAACCCGTGCTTTTCCCGAACCTCCTGGCGGACGGAATACATCACCGCCGTGGTGATCGGCTCCACGAGCACCTCGACGGGCTCGACGCCGAGCCTCCCGGCGTCCGCGCCGTCAATAAGCGTGATCCAGCGCGGCTCGCTGGACAGATTGAGGCGAACCATTATCCCCCCTTAGTAGCTCTCGACTTCATTGATGAGCTTCGCCGTGCACATCTTGCCGGCGACAGGATCCCGGGCCGCCTGCCACTCGAACGTGACCTGAATGCCGCCCGGGCCGGTGATCTCCACGCGCGGCCGCGGCAGATAGACGGCATGAGCCACCAGCGAGAATTCGGCATTGCCGAGCTGATAGGCGAACTCCAGCTCGCACGCCTCGCCGTTGATGGCCTGGTCGAACAGCGCATCGTCCGCGAACCGAACAACCATGTTGCCCGTGAGCGCGGCCATCGCCGGATCGGCTCCGTCGATGCGGCCATCGTTCCGGATGGTTTCGATGCGGTCGAGATTGTTGGAATAGGTGATCTCGACAGAGACCACATTCCCGAGCGAAACCCCGTTGCGCTTGATGGCCCCGTTGAAGTGTCCGAAACGCTTAAGGACGATATCGCCGACCGAGCCCGCCTGGCTCGTGTCGTCCGGCGTCTCGCCCTGCGCCACGATATTGACCGTCGCCGTGAGCAGGCCGGCGCGCTGCATCTGCCAGGACAGCGAATTGACCATGCAGCCCGTGAACATCTCGTACCGCGGGATGGACGGCATCTGCTTTTCGATGGAGAGCGACGGCAGCTGCCACTTGCCGCTTTCAAATACGTGCTCGCTCGTACCGCCCGAGAGCGCGCCGCCGGAAGCCGTGGCCGCGCTGGCGGCGATCGTGAAGGCATTCCCCTCCGCGCCTTCCGTGTCATAGACGATTTTCAGCGTCGTGCCGTTTACGGCCGAATACGTGCATTTGGAGACATTCGGATCCAGCGAGGCATTGAGATCCGCGACCAGCTCGTCGAGCGTGTCCTCGAGGCTGCCCTGGATTTCCGTCTCATTGCCGCTCGGGCTCGACGAGACGAACGTCCACGTGCTGCCGCCCAGCGTGATCGTGTCGCCATTGCTGGGATTTTCCGCAAAGACGATCGTGCCCTCGGCCTTCGAGGCGCCCAGCGTGGTCGGATTGCCGAAAGCCGCCTTTAGCCAGATGCCCCAGGCGATGGCGTCAATCGGCACGACGATATCGCCCTCCGTGGTCACCGCATCCTTGATGGGCGGCAGAGGATCCCGGCCATAGCCCAATAGCTCGTTGGCGAGCAGCGGCTGCTCCGAGCCCAGCGTGATCGAGGCAAACGGCAGCCTGGTGAAGCCGCTCACCGGCGCGTGGCCATAGATGGTCTCAAACGCGGCCGCCAGCTGCGTCCGCGCGCCCTGTTCGCGTGCCATTTTCGCAAGTCTCCTTTAGCGCAGAGGGTCCGGCGACCCGTACATCAGCACCACCGGAATGGTGGCGGCCTTGAACCCTTCGCCGCCGTCGATCGGCAGCAGCATCGGCGCGGGCGCCTGCCCGATCACGTAATCGCAGAGGCCGCCGAGCGTCCTGTCCGCCTCGATGGCCGCGCCCACCGCCTGCTTCAATTCGTCGAAAACCGTGTCCTGCACCCCAGCCGGGCGATCGACGATGATCTCCACCTCGGCGACGTGCTCGTAGTAGTAATACGGCGGCGACATGAGCACCTCCGGCTCGCCCGGATCCCCGTCGCGCACGATGACGAGCCCCTTTGCCGGGATGCGCGTCGGCAGAATGGCGTTCCGCAGCACCTCCACGCCAGCGGGCGCCGCCTGCTCGATCTGCGCCACAAGCGCCTTGAGCACCTGCTCCATGTAGGATTCGGCCATATCAGTCCCGCCAGTATTGCGTGATGATCGCAGGCAGCGTCGCCGCCCATTCGTCCGCCGCCTTCATGAGATTCAGCCGCTTGCGGAGCGTGACCTGCGGCACCAGCCAGAAGATGATCGACGTCGCGGCCCCCTTGCGGATGCCATCGCGCCCGGGCTTTGCCCGGCTCGCCACCGCTCGGCCGCGCGCGTTGATGCGCGTGTTGTCCGCCACCAGAAGACTCGGCCCGTTCCGCCGATAGACGAAGCGCAGCCGCATGCCCGTGCGGCGCTCCCAGCCGCCCGGCGTGATGCGCTTTTTGCCGAGCCCCTTTGTGCCCGCCAGCGGTGTCGGGATCGCCAGCCAGAAACCGTCGTTCGACCGGATGACGGCGCCCGTCTCGAAGGTGCCGATGATTTCCGGCGCGGTCGACCACACCAGCGCCGCCGAATTCAGCGATTCCCCACTCGTGGGATATGCCCGCATGCGGATGGCCCGCGGGAGACGCTGCCCGAGCCCGGCACGCGAGATCTGCGCCCGCCAGTCCCGCTGCAGGCCCTGACCGGCCACCGTCACGGCCCGCTTGATGGCCCGCTCGCCTTCCCGCACCTCCTCGGCGAGAATCCGCTCGAAGTTACCCTCGACCGAAACCCTCAATTTCACAGCTGGCGCGCCTCCGCCGCCCAGCACAGGCGCTCGCGATCCCGCACCGGATCCGAGCGCACCTCGAACACTTGCCCGTCGATCTCGAAGGTATCCCCCGCCTCGAGCACCGGCACCTCGGACACGCGCACGTCGATAAAGACCGTGTCCGTCACGTACCGGCCCTCTCCCCAATCGGCCATCCGGTCCGGCGCGCGGAAGATGACGCGCACCAGCGTGCCCGCGCCATTGCCGCCGGCGCGATAAATCGCGTCCGCAGCGACATTCGGATCCGCGAAAATCGCATTGATGCCGGCGGCAAAGGCATTCATGACAGCCCCCAATTAGGCGGTTGCCGGATCCACGGCGGTGCCGAGACCGCCAACGCCATTAAGGCGGACCTTGCCGACCGTCTCCGTGGCGCTATTGCCCACCGCCTCAACGGCGATGCCGAGCAGGACATTGTCCTCGGGATCGGTCGTGCACTGCTTGTTGCCGGCGTCCCAATAGACGGCCGCGCCAACGGTCCAAGACTGGGAACCGGCCTTCGGCAGAGCGTAGACGCCCGTGAGCTTCACCGGGCCGGACTCCCCATCCTTGATGTCGTTGACCGCAACACCAGCGATGGTGCCGATCACCACCACGTCGCCAGAAGCGACATCAGCGCCGGACGGCGTATATTCGATGACGTCGCCCGCAGAGATGTAATTCTTCATCGGAGTATCTCCTCAAACGTTGCCACGGATCCGGACGGACCCAGAGGCCCGTCCGAGCTTCTCACTGGCGATTACTAGCTGCCGGACGGCGTAGCGCCCGGATTCTTGTAGAGACCGCGCCAATCGATGGCCGCCGCGGCGAAGTCCAGGCGCGCCTTGATCTCGACGCCGTCGACCTCAAACCCGTTGCGGGTCTCCGTGTAGACGCCCTCCTGGCCGTCCAGGTAGGCATACTCCACGGTGTCGACGATGTTCGGATTAGCCGCCAGGAACCACGGCGCATCGCCGCTGGACGGGAACAGGCGGCGCTCCTCGACCACCTGCAGCCGGCCAGCGTAGACGTTGACGTCCTCCGTGCTGCTCGGCGTGGTGGCGGTCAGGATCTTGCGAGCCTCGAGCGCGCGCTGGCCGGGCGGAACGATGATGAACTCCGGCCAGACGTCGATCGCCTCCCCGTCGATGCCCGTCTGCTTGGCGAACGCCTCGAAAGCAGCGGTCAGGCCCGCCTCGTCGATCACCGATGCGCTGCCGGAATTGCCGTGATCCGCACTGAACAGCTGCTTGCCATCCGACATCGTCGGATTGTTGAGGAGGATGGCATAGACCACGTCGCCCTCGAGCTGCGCAGCGCGGGCGCCGAAAGCGGACGCAACCCGCGTGAACGCGCCCAGATCGTCGTTGATGAGCATCTGGCGCGTGAAGGCAACGATCTTGCCGTAGGTGGCCAGCGCGTAGGTTTCCTTCGCCTCGCCGAAGGTGCCGTACTTGAACTCAGCACCCTCGAGCACCTTCTCGAGCGCCGGCGCGGTGCCAACCTGGACGCGGTCGACCGGACGGAAGTCCGTGAGCGTGACGCGGCGCGCCCAGGCCGTGAAGGTCCGCGGCGTGGTCTCATAGGCCCGACGCAGCGTAATGTTGCCGACATTCGCCAGCACCGCCGGGAAGTCGCCCGTGGCGTGATAGCCAGCGGAGCGCACCTGCACCTGGCCCAGCGCCTTCTCGGCGATCTCCATGCGGCCCATGCCGCGCGTGTTGACGCCCGAGCGCTCGAGAGCCTGCCGCGCCAGCTCCATCAGCGACATGCCGCGGAACTCGCGGGCATCGTTGGTCAGCTCGACGCCCGGCGTGCCAGCGCGATGCAGGAGCGCATTCGTGAGCGCGTTCCGGTACTCCACGCCCGAGCGCTCCTCGCGTGCCATCGCCGGCACGGGCTCGGCCCGGCGGCCGCCCAGCGGATCCCGCTCGGCGATCTTGTCGAGGATGGCCGCGCGCGCCTGCTCGACGCTCACGCCGCGCTGGATGAGATCGTCGCGGAACGCATCGTCGAGCCCATGACGGGCGCAGAGCTGCGTAATCGTGGTAACGCGGGCGCGCTCCTCGGCGCGGACCGCCTCGGCATCAACGGCCGGCTTCTCCGCCGGCGATGGGGCCGCAGTTGCCGCCGGCGCGGTGCGGACCTCATGAGCCGCATCCTCGCGGCGCTCGACCTCGGCCGCCGCCACAATATCCTTTTCCATCGTCTGCTTCCCTTTGCTTTGAGCCGCGGCGGGCGCGGCGCCATCGTCCTGCCGGATCAGGACACACGGATTGAGCGCAGGCTGCCCGCCATTCGTGGCGGCACGCACAAACGCTCCCGGATCGGCCGGAATGGGCACGGCCGAAATTTCCAGAGGCTCCCAATCGACAGCGCGCCACAGCTCGCGCTGCCCCTCCCGCTTCTCGATCTCGTACTTGTAGACCCGGTAGCCGACCGACACGAAGCGCAGCGACTTCTCGAGGATGCGCTGCACGATGCCCTGCGCGTCTTCCGCGCTGGTCAGCTGGATCGTGGCGTAGCCCTTGCCGCCCTCGAGGCGGACGGAGCCGGGCACCACCGAGCCGATGACGGCATTCGCGTCAAAGGCCCAATGTGCATTCAGGAATGGCGCACCGGCGTTGAGCCGCTCGAGGCGCACCGCGTTCTCCGAGACCACCAGCTCCTCGTCGTACTCGACGCGCGTATCCCAGCCTTCCCAGCGCACCCGCTGCACGGTCGCCCCAGTGGTCCAGACCACCTCAACGGTGCGCTTTTCCACGTCGACCGATTCAGCGCGCACCTCGGCGGCCCGCCCCAGCATGGGCAGGTCCATCATCTTCTGAGACATGTCCGCAGACCCCTATTCTTCGCCGCCGTCCCGCGGCGTGCCTTCGCCGGCGTCGTCCTCGACCGCCAGCGGATCCTTCTGCTGGGCGAAGCCCTGCTCCGTGACGCGGCGCGGATCGGATACGACCGCCAGACCGAGGCGTCCGGCCTCCCGCAGATACTCCGCCTGCTCCTCGAGCACGGCGCGCCAATCGTAACCGCGCTTCGCCGCCATCTCCTGCGCGGAGACAAAGCCGGCGCGCACCTCGAGCAGATCGGCCTGCGCGTCCTGCCAGGGATTGACGCTTTCAAACCGCGGCGGCGACCACTCCGCCGGAACGTCCG